AGTTCAATCAATCAAAGATTTTCCGCAAATGTTGGAAATACGTACCATTGTAGTAGATGAGAACAATATCATATTAGGCGGAAATATGCGTTTTAAAGCTTGCATTGAAGCTGGGTTAAAGGAAGTGTTTATAATCAAAGCAAAAGACCTTACAGGGGAACAAAAACACGAATTTATAGTAAAAGATAACGTAGGTTTTGGAGAATGGGACTGGGATATTTTAGCGAATGAATGGGACACTGAAAAGTTAAAAGATTGGGGATTAAATATTCCTATTTATATTGATGAAGATATTGATTTTGATAATATAAATTCAAATGAAGATAGAAGTTCAGATAAGCAAAATAAAGTAGTAACGTGTCCTAAGTGTTTACATAAATTTGACGTATAATGCCAATACCATACATGGGGTCAAAACGTAAATCCTCACAAAAAATTTACCAAACAATTAAAAATTTTAATGTAGATTCAGATACTATTGTAGATTTATTTTGCGGTGGCTTTGCTATTGGAGAAATATTCTATAAAAATGGATTTAAAGTAATTGCAAATGATAAAAATCAATTTGTAACAGCACTTCTTGACCAAACAATAAATAAAGGATTAGATGAGCAAAAATGCTTAGAATTTATTACAAGGTCAAAGTTTGAAGATGTCTTGAAAAACACGAATAATTATGAAGATTGGTATGTTGGTTATGTAATGTGTATTTGGTCATTCGGAAATAATCAAAAAGGGTATATTTTCGGAAAAGAAACGGAGGCTTATAAAAGAGCAGGTCATGAATTAGTAATAAATAAAGACCCAAAACTATTAAAAGAATTATTACCAAATATTCCACAAAAATACATTGAAGGTATCTTAAAGCAAACTGATTGGCATAAGAGACGAATAGCACTTGGTAAGGTTGCAAAAGTTTTAAAAAATAGAATTTTAGAACTCCAACAACTCGAACGACTCGAACAACTCGAACAACTCGAACGACTCCAACAACTCGAAATTTACAATAATAGCTATGATGAAGTAGAAATCCCAAAAGATGCGATAATATATTGCGATCCTCCATATCAAGGAACAGCAGAATACAAAGAAGGTAGTTTTAATCATGCAAAGTTTTGGGATTGGGTAAGGAAAATATCAAAGACTAATAAAATTTATATTTCTGAATATAACGCTCCAAATGATTTTGAAGTGATATTATCTTTTAGTCAAAAAAGTACATTACAAGGAGGGGTACAGAAACATAATAATCAACCTGATGAAAAACTATTTGTACCAATTGGTCAGGAAGTGAATAAACAACGATAATACAACGAACATGGCAGGTTATAAAGATATTAAGCCCGTATGGGAAAAAGGCGAAAGCGGAAACCCCAATGGCAGACCAAAAGGTAGCAAAAACCGTAGCACAATAGCACGCAAATGGTTAGAGGTTAATCAATCACTTAAAAACCCGTTAACAGGCGACAACGAAACGATGTCTCAAGAGGACTTGATGACTTTAGCTCTAATAAAAAAGGCTAGGGATGGAGATACGAACGCTTATAAAGCACTAATGGACTCAGGTTACGGCGCACCTATTCAACAAATAGAGCAAACGAATACCGAAATAGACCTATCAAACCTTACTACGGATGAATTAAAGGACTTATTAAACGAAGATGAATGAACGTAAAGAACACGCAAAAGAATTGCTTAGACGAGAGTTATCAAGACGTTCACTATGGGAGTTTTGCCGTTATTATGACCCTACTTTCTTTAATAACAGACCTTTTCTCAAGGAAATAGCAGATGCATTCCAAGAAATAGAGGAGAAAACAATCAAGAGTCTAAGCGTTTCAATGCCCCCAAGAGCGGGTAAGTCTTATATTACGTCTTTATTTTGTGCATGGACCATTGGACGTAACCCTGACAAGTCAGTAATGAGGAACACGTGTACAGCTACATTATTCCTTAAATTCAGTTATGACGTTCGGGCAATCGTTAAATCGGACAAATACCGTAAAGTATTCAATCACGTTACCTTATCAGATGACAAATCTAATCTTCAAGGATGGAACACTAATACAAGTAAGCAAGTGGGTTATTTTGGTGCTGGAGTTGGGGGTACGATTATCGGATTTGGAGCGTCAAACGTTGCAATAACGGATGACCTTTACAGAGGTATTGAGGACGCTTTATCTGATACGGTTAACGATAGGATAAACCAATGGAAAGAATCAACACACGATTCACGTTTTGAGAGCGGATGTGCTAGGATTGATATAGGTACACGTTGGAGTTTAAACGATGTAATTGGGCGCAATATGGACTCAAAAATATACGATAAGTCGATTATAGTAAGCGCAATGAATGAACAAGGGGAGTCATTTTGCGAGGATGTGTTAACAACAGCTGAATACATAGAGAAAAAGAAGAGAACAGCACCCGAAATATGGGAGGCTGAATATCAACAACAGCCAGTCGATATGAAAGGTAGGTTGTTTAATGAGTTAAAATTTGTATCAAAAGAGGAGTTTGAAGAAATAAGCAAAAATAACCCTATTGAAGGTTGTCTTGGCTACGTGGACGTATCAGACCAAGGTACTGATTACACGGCTGTTACAATTTGCGCTGTAATCAAGAAACAGTTGTTTATTGTTGACTATTTAATGACTAGGGATAACACCGATATAACGATCCCTCAAACCGCTGCAATGCTGAATAAATGGAACGTTACATATTGTAGGGTTGAATCAAATAGCATGGGTGCAATGTTTTCACGTCAATTACAGACACAGACGAAAACACGAATACTTCAAGTTCATAACACACAAAACAAAATCACTCGAATAATAATGAGTTCAGCACACGTTATGAATTCAATGACATTTGTACGTAATGGAGATAATCAAAGTGAGCTATTTATCCAAAATGTACTAAGTTTTAGTAAGGAGGGTAAGAATAAAAATGATGACGCTCCTGACTGTTTGGCTGGATTAAGTATTTTTGTACAATCAATGTTTAAAAATTTATCGTAACTTTGCTTAAATTCTAATCAAAACAGAATGGAGATTAACTTTTGGGATTCTTTTTTTGGAGTCAATTCAGGACAACAAAACAGATTTATAAATCAATTTAACCGCCTTAGACCAATACAAAATCAAGTGTGGGGGGTTAAAAACGCAATATGGATTGATACTAATAACGCTTGGGAATGGTTTTTGACAATTCCTGAGTTCAGAGCTGTAATTGATAAGCGCGCGTCAATGATGAGTTCAAATATTCCTAAGTTATACGATAAAAATAACGAAGAAATAACGGAGCATTGGTTCTTAGACATGGTTAAGCATCCTAATCCTGTTCAAAGTTGGTCAGATATTGTTTATTCATTATCCGTTAATGATGCTCTTTATTCAAATGCATTCGGTTATTGCCCATTAAGAGCATTGAATCAACGTAATTTATTCGTCCCATTGCCTTCAAATAAGATTCAAATCATGACAAGTGGTAAAACGCTTAAACAAATGGATATGAACGGTCTTGTTGATGGGTATAAATTCGAATATGACGATAATAAACTCGAAACATTACCGATTGAGGATGTTATTTATTTGACTACAACGGATGGAATGAATATCATTAAGCCAACAAGCCGAATTGATGCATTAAAATATCCATTAAGTAACATCAAAGCAAGTTATCACAAGCGAAATGTATTGCTTGAAAATATAGGGGCAATAGGTATTTTATCGGCTCAAAATAGTGATATTGGTGGAGCTATTCCAATGACTCCTGAAGAAAAAAGAGAGATACAAAAGGATTGGTTTAACCGTTCAAAAGACGAAATAATCATTACAGAAAGCCAAGTTAATTGGCAATCGATGAGTTATCCAACACGTGATTTGATGTTATTTGAAGAGCTTAACGCTGACAAAATGGCTATCATTGACGCATACGGAATGAATGCAAATCTATTCTCAAGTGAAAAAGGTAGTACATTCAGCAATGTTAAAGACTCAATTCGGATGGTTTATACGGACACAATCATCCCTGAGACACAACAGATGTACGATTCAATTTGTCATCAGTTAGGATTGGATAAACAAGGGATCCGTATAGAGGCTTGTTTTGACCATTTACCGGTACTACAAGACGATGAGTTAGCAGAATATCAAGCATTGACTGAGAAGGTAACAGCTTATAATCTATTATTGACTGACGGAGTAATCACTAAAGAGCAATATGCGATGGAATTCGGCTATGAATTAGAGCCAATTGATAAGGCACAAGCGCAACAAAACGGATTGATCCAGGCACAAACAGAATTGAGAGGAACTGTCGGAGGATTGAATGGGATAATTGCATTGAATACAGCTGTTGCAATGGGGCAAATGACCAATGAAATCGCAGTTAATACCTTAGTAAATTACTACGGATATGACCGTATTGTCGCTGAATCAATGATAACGGCAACACCTGAAATACCTATGACACCACCAACAACATTTTAACTATGAAATCAAATACCTACCAAACAAAGGGAGCATCCGAAATAAAGGATATAAGCTCAGATAAACGTCAAGTGGCTGTTTACCTAGCGAAGTTCGATAATATCGACTCGGACAATGATATGATTAAAAAGGGAGCGTTCAGTAAATCCATTTTGGAACGTGGTCCTGAAAGCCCTAGCAACAGAAAAATAGCATTCTTAAGGTGGCACGACTGGGAAAAGCCTATCGGTAAATTCCTGACGTTACAAGAAGACGATTATGGATTGTTTGCAGTTAGTCAATTAGGCACGTCAGTAGGTGGAAATGACGCATGGAACGATTATAACGATGGAATAATTCGTGAGCATTCAATCGGATTTCAATACATACAGGACAAAATGCGCTGGATTGACGATGTTAATACCCCAGCGCAAGGTTATTGGATGATAACAGAACTGAAATTATACGAGGGGAGCGCAGTAACATTTGGAGCCAATAGCGAAACGAATGTTGTTGACGTAATGAAATCAGAAGATAAGGTCGAAAAGGCGGTAAAAATATCGAACGAAATAGATTTATTAATCAAAGGACTTGCAAATGGTAAAGGATCGGATGAGCGTCTATTTGAAATGGAAATGAAATTAAAATATTTGAACAGTCAGATGTTAATACTCGCAAAAAGTGAGCCGTTCGTAAAAGAACATTCAGTGATTAGTGAGCCAATTATAACAGATGTACCGTTCAATTGGAGTGAAGTAATAAGTAAATTTTAAACAAAAATCAAACAAAAAACAAGAAAAAATGACTGAAAATTTAACACCAGAACAAGTAGTTGAAAAAATCAACGAAAAGTTCAATGCAACTTTGGCGACAATGCCAACAAAATCAGACCTAGACGGTTTGAAATCTGACGTTGAAGCTCTTAAAACATTAGAGGCTAAGAGTCAAGAAATCGAAAAAGCAATAGCTAGATTCGAAGGTAAAATGGAAGCAATGGCTGAAAAAGGATTCAAGACAGAGCGCAAACCACGTTCACTTGGTGAGGCTATTTCTCAAGCGTATGTTGCTAATATCGACAAAATCAAGGAGACAGCTGAAAAAGGCGGAATGATGACATTAGAAACAAAAACTCTTTATGACACTACAATTGATGGTGATTATACGGGAAATATTGCGTTATCTACATTAGAGGCTGGAGTATCTACAATTGCTCGTCCTATCATTAAGATTCGTGACATTGTAAACATGGGAACAACAACATCTAAATTCGTTACTTACATCTCTCAAAGCGTTCAAACAGCGTCAAGTTGGATTGATGAAGCTGGAGTGAAGATTTCAGGCCAACCGTCATACGAGGAAATTTCGGAAGAGGTTAAGAAAATCGCTGGAACTGTTAAAATTTCAAAAGAAATGTTAGCGGATCTTGCATTCGTTCAATCTGAAATCAATAGAGATTTGATGGCGTCTATTGACCAATCAATTGAAGATGCTTTATTGAATGGAGCAGCGGGCGGTATTAATGGAATTTTATCGAATGCTGTTACTTTCTCGGCTGGTACTTTTGCAGGTACTGTTGTAACTCCAAACATCTCGGATGTTATTAGAGTGGCAATTGCACAGATCCAAAATGCTAACTTTGAGCCTACGCACGTTGTATTAAATCCTGAAGATGTTGCAGCAATGCAATTGACTAAATCGTCAACTGGCGAGTACACTTATCCAATGTTCTTAATGGACGTTAATAAGGTTGCTAATCTTATTGTCGTTTCAACAACTAATATGACAGCTGGAACATTCCTAGTAGGAGATTTCACGAAGTCAAATGTTAGAATGAGAGAGGCAATGAACGTACAAGTTGGTTATGTAAACGATGATTTCCAAAGAAACATGGTTACTATCTTAGCTGAGGCACGTTTAGTTCAATATGTGAAAGCAAACGATTATCCAGCATTCGTTGATGGAACAATCGCAACAGCAATCGCAGCGTTGGCAGTATAAAATAATAACGGGGGTTGAGTTCTTAACCCCTCTTTTAAATTTGCACAATGGAAAAGAAAACTCGTAAAAAAAAGGATATTGACGTAACGTTAAACGTGAATAATGCTGAATTGAAAGTTAAAAGAGATATTAAGGGAACAGAAATTGACCTAGATACTCGAATAATTGACGTTCACATTGACAAGACGGCAACTGAAACAAAGGTACAAGTTGAAATTGATGACAAGGTTATTTATGAATTTGTCGGAAATGGAGAATCAAAGCATTTGCCTAAGGGAGCAATATTTAAAATAACGGGTGAAATGTTAAAGCATTTTATCAAAAAAGGGTTTGGAAAACTAAAAAAGTAAGTAGATGTTTTTAACAGTTCAAGATTTTACGGGAAAATATCAGTTAAGTACGGGAATGTATGACGTGACTAAGTTACAAGATTACATTGATAAGTACGAAAAACGTTATTTAATAGAGTTATTTGGAGCGAAATTATACGATGAGTTTATCAGTGATTTGAACATTCAGAATGTTCCTAAGTCGCCAAACTTTCTAAAAATTTACAATCCGTTCTATGAAAATATTACGTTTAGACAATTGATAATTTCCGAGGGGATTTTAGAGATGTTAAAAGGATTCATTTATTTTGAGTATTCAAAGGATCTAATCAACCAAATGACACCGTACGGAAATGTTCGCCCAATTAGTGAAAACTCGGAGCCAGTCAGCACGTTATATTCAATGATTTATGCACGTTATAACGAGGCTATTAAGACGTATAGAGCAATCCAAACGTATATTGTGACTAATTTCAATGCGCCAACAGGTCAAGTGATTTCAATTTCGTTGCTTACTGGAGGGACCAATTACGTTTCACAGATTAACAACGGAACGCAAACGCTCATTTATGGGGACGGTAACTTGACGTTGAATATTGTTGCGAACAACTTTTTTGTTGTAACGGGCGGAACGGTCAATATTGCTGGGGTAAATTACGTTGCTGGAGCTATTACAACGGTTGTCGGTGGGAATTATGACGCTACTTTTGAGATTACATACGTTGGTAAAGGGGATTTCACTACGTTTAACGGTCAAGCAAAACAAACAGTTTACTGGGTATGATAAACGAACTTTCAAATATTGTTCAGAACATTGTTTTTGGCATAGACAACATGATTCAGGGAGTTTATGACATTAACGATGAAAAGACGTATGCGTGTAAAACGAAATGGACCAGAGTAGGGAAAACGGTTGTTTGTAATGGCGAGGAGTTCACTGTAACGGGGCTTGAAGAGGATGAGTGGTTAACGGGGACGAGTCCAAATCCGTTGGTATTATTAGACGGGGTTATTACTTTGCCTCAACCGTTCTTTATTCATGGAACTAAAAAGGCTACTAATAGAGAATGGACTATCTTAAGCAACAATGTAAGCTCAAAAACACCGATTATTTGGCTGTTAGGTTCGTTAAATTACAAACAGTTTGGGCGTGAAAGTACAATCGACATTGAAAGTTCATTGCGAATATTCTTTTTAGATGAAACAGACGTTACTAACTATTACACAGCGGATCATGTAACGCAAGTTGTTTATCCAATGGAGCAACTAGCGATGGAATTTATAGCTACAATAAACAAAAACAGAAATTTTAAAACTATTGAAGATTGGGAGATTATCGAATTTACGAGGTTTGGTGTTGAACAAGAAAACGGAATGTTTCAGAACATTTTAGATGCAAATTTAAGTGGGGTGGAGTTAAGAATAACGCTCACAAAGTACAAGGAAAATTGTAAATGTTAATTAAAAAAAACAAGAAAAAATGAGTATAGGATGTAATTGCGCAAGTGGATTAAGTAATACGGGGAGACCTAATTGCGTATCACTTCAAAGCGTAACAAGTAAATTAATAATGGTTCCGTTGTTTGCAGCGGATGGAACGGCAAACTATTTAGATTTGTCAGCTCCATTACCAGTGTGGGCAACATTAGTAAATGAGGCGGATGCTTCAAAAAGATGGTTTCCATTACCAAACTTCGAGAATGTAGAGTTACCAAAAGCAGATAGCCAATTCGAGGAGGCAAATTCAGGACGTATGGTATTCCTTAGACAAGGGAAGCGTTCTTTTGCTGGAGAGCTTTGGGCTGAAGATTCAACACCTACATTGTTAGGTAAATTGCAAAACAATCGTTGTGTTGATTTTGGAGTTTATATTGTTGATGTAAACGGCAATTTAGTAGGGTCAAAACACGATGGTGGTTTATATCCTATCACTGTTGACAATCCAAGTTTTAACCCAACGTTCACATTTGCGACTGATTCAACAACGCAAAAAATTATGTTAGGATTTGACTTTGACAGATTATTTGATGAGTCAACAATGTACATGATAACACCTACTGAGGCTGGTATTAATTTCAACGACCTTAACGGGTTGGTTGACGTGAATCTAATCAATGAAGTTATTGCATCAACGAGCATAACTTTTGACGCAGTTCTTGATTATGGAACGGCATTGAATCCGATTAAATTCTCGGGTGCTGTTTCAGCTGATTTCTCTTTAAACAATAATGTTACTCCAGGATCCGTTTCTGTAACGGCTGTTGAGAATTTACCTTTGGAAGGTAATTACACGTTGACTTATGTAGCTCAAACGGGTGATTCTTTGACTTTATCAGTTACGAAGTCAGGATTTGACGGTGAATTAACTTATGTAGGAGTATAATGTACGTTCAAGTTGGGAATATTCAATTTGCAGTCATTCATTTGACTGACAAATCGCTAAAAGACGCACAGTTATTGTTTAAGCACGTTAACCCGATAGTGGTAAAGAAAGCGTTTGACTTAGCTAATAAAGGTCTTAAAAAGCGTTCAGTAAAGAAGTAATATTAACGCAAAATCTGAAAGGGAGTGATTAAGTTCATTCCCTTTTTTGTTGTAACTTTGTAATTATGGGACTAATGGATACGGTTTTGGGTGATTTAATGGAACGTACAATGCATATTTCGCAAAAAGAGATATGGTTTTATGTCTTTTATGACACTAAATTTAAGACCGAAGTACTAGATTTCATTCGTATTGACCAATTATTTGAACAAGGCGTAAACGAAGATGACAAGGTAATTGGTACTTATTCGATTATTACAGAAACGGTTTATAATCCATCAAAGGTTGCAGGAAGTCATTATACGCTTTTTGATACGGGAGATTTTTACCGTAGTTTTATGCTTCAAGTTATACCAGACGGTATAATTATAAACGCTGATGGAATAAAAGATGACGGAACGGACTTATTGGAAAGATTTACGGACAAAATTTTGGGGCTTACTGACGAGAGTAAAATCAAGCTCATTAAAAAAGTCAAAGACAAATATTACGAAACAACACTTCGATTATTACGAGGGGATTGATGAACTCCCGTTATACAATTGGATAAAATGTACGTCTAATGATTTAAAGTTCGTAAGAAAGGATAAAAAAGGCACAGAACAAGATGATATTGAGGCTTGGGAAAGAATTTATGACAGTTACATAGCCGAATATGGACTAAACGAAGTCTATAAAAAGTTGTTAAACGCAATGAAGAAAAAAGCGTTGTTAGAAGTTGATTATATTTTGACTAGAGAACGGTTTAAATTGACAGAAATTGAAATGCAAATAGCAAATTTAGACGCTATGATGATGAACGGGGGAAACGGAATGACAATTGAACAATCATTAATCCATTTAAGCAAGTGGATGGGGAGCTGGATAAATGCAAAGGAAATAAGTACAAAGGAATATTTTAATTTAATGAACGAATATGGCAAAGAAAATAAGCGCAAGTGATATATTTGCAGAGGAAGACATCTTTTTAGGGATAAGAAATTCAGCTGAAAAAACTATATTAACGTTTCAGGAAATTGATGCGGAGGTTAAAAAGCTAGGTGCAAATATCAAAAAGGATTTGGCGGGTGCTGACTTTGGAAACACGAAAGGAATAAATGCCTTTGTTGATGCAACTCAAAAAGCAAATAAAGCTAAAACAGATGCCGTACAAATTGATAAAGTACTTGCCCAAGCGACAAAAGACCTAGCAGCAGCGGATAAAATTCTAGTTGATATTGATATTAAAAAGCAAAAGTTAGCACAAGAAACAATGCGAACTGACCAACAGCGCATTAAAAACGAACAAGCCAACGCAAACGCTGCAAAGAAAACAGCTGAAGCGTCAAAGGTCCAAACAGATACTTATAAAAAACTTGTTACATCGACAAGGGATTTAAAAAACGAATCCAAAGAATTGGGGGCGCGGATGCTTGAAATGGAGCATAATGGTTTGGGTGCTGGGGTTGCTTATGATAAACTTTCTAAACAATACATGGAGGTTACGAATGAGGCTCGTAAAAGTGACGAACAATTAAAGCATATTGACAAAACAATAGGGGATAATTTCAGAAATGTAGGTAATTACGAAGGAGCAACAAAAGGGTTAAAACAGCAATTGCGTGAAATGACTGTTGCCCTTCAAAATATGGAGTCAACCGATCCACGTTTCAAACAAATGACAATCGATGCTGGGGAGCTGAAAGATAAGATAATGGACACGAATGCCGTTATTAAATCAACCGCTGGTAGTGCTGTTGAAAATCTAGGAACAGGAATAGCTAAAGCTGGAAAAGTTGGTATTGATGCGTTCGCTGGAATGACAGGCGCAATGGGATTGTTTGGTATTGAGTCAGAAGGCGCAATGCAAGCGATGTTGAAACTCCAACAACTTGCCGCAATGAGTGAAGCCTTGACAAGTTTAGGCGCATTAGGTGACACTATGACTGAGATTAAAGCGTCATTTATTGCAGCGGCTACAAAATTAGGAATATTCACAACAGCTAAAGAAGTTGATGTTGCTGTAACTGAAGTTCAAACGGTTGCGACTGTTGAAGCTGAGGTTGCGACTGTTGGGCTTGGAAAAGCAATGACAGCTCTCCCAATTATTGCGATTATTGCTGGAATTGCAGCGTTAGCATACGGAATTTATAGTTTAGTAAGTAGTAATGAAGATGCTGAAAAGGCAACAAAAAAACGTAATGAGGCTGAAAAAAGAGCAAATGAAGAAACAATAAGAGCTAGAGAAACAATTGCTCAAGAAAGCGCAGAATTTGTCGGATTAATAATACAATTGAAAAAAACGAATGAAAATAGTAAGGAAAGAAATAGTTTAATCACAAAAATTAATGCTCAATATGGAACTACTTTAAAAAATATCAGTAGTGAAACGGCATTTCAGGCTCAATTAAATTTAGCAATAAAAGATTATATTTCATTCCAAAGACAGAAATACCAAATGCAAAAAAATGAAAAGTTTATTACTTTGAATTTGCAGAAACAAGATGAAATACAAACGAAGATAAATAAGACACAAAGAGAACAATTTACTATTAATATGGAATATCAACGTTTACTTAAAACGGGTATTTCACAAGAACAGGCATTCGATTCTTCAGGTTTAAAAAAGAATAAAGAAGAATTAGCAGCTTTAAATCAAGAAATGGCAAACGCACAAAAAAGATTAGATGGTTATGGGGCTTCTCAATTATTTCTAACTCAAGAAACAGCAGATAAATACATTCCATCTGTTCAAGGAGCAACAAAAGCAACAAATGATAATAGTAAGGCATTAGAAACAAATATTGAATTATTAGAGCGTGAAAATAATGCGAGAAAATCATTATTTGATACAGCTGAATTAGAACGAATACTTTTATTAGATGAGGAAAGAGCTGTTTTATCTTCGGATATTGCAGTTACTGAGGCTGAAATTGCATTATCTAAAGCTAATCAGTCAGGAAGTATAAAGGAAATTGCAAAAGCTGAAGATGATTTGCGAAAAGTAAAAGAAGAGCAAATCAAAGCACAATTAAAACTTGACCTTGCAAAAACTGACGATGTAAATAAACGAACGTTATTAGAAAAAGAAGCTGAATTAGCAATAATCAATTTAGGCAATGGAAAAATTGAGGGAGCTGAAAAAGCAAGTTTAGAGAAACGTTTAAAAACACAAGAGGAATTTATCAAAGCAACAACAGATTTTTTCATTAAAAACTCGGAAAAGAAAATTGCACAAATGGATATTGAAATAGCTAAGGCACAAAATCAATATACAGTACTTCAAACATTAGCAGCCAATGGAAACATAAACGCTCAAGAATCCTTAGCAGAACAGCAACGAATAATCAATGAGGCAAATGCCCGAAAAGAAAAAGAAATGAAACGTCAACAACGGATCAAATTAGCTGAAAGCGTTTATTCAACTTATAATTCAAAGGTTGCGTCAGGTAGTGAACACCCATTGATGGACACGATTAAGGACACAATGCTTTTACAACAATTTATAGCTAGTTTACCAACGTTTTATGATGGAACAGAGGACACAGGCAAGAATGGTAACGGAATTGATGGTAAAGGAGGTTTTCACGCTGTATTACATCCGAATGAAAGAGTAATACCAAAGAGTCTAAACGAACAAATCGGAGGGTTAAGTAATGAAGCATTGGCAAAAATGGCTAGTGAATATCAAAATGGTAAAATAATACGCTCGAACAGTCAAATAGGAAGCGCATTTGATACGGCAATATTGGTAAATGAGTTAAAAACTTTGAATGAAACGATTAAGGCTAAGCCTGAAACAAACATAAATATAGGCGAAATTACTCAATCGGTTATGGAGATTGTCAAAAGCACGAAACAAGGAAATACAACTACTTATAACCGTTATAAAGTTAGACGATGAGACATTTTTTAAATGAGATTGAAATAACACCGCGAAATCGCGAAGCAATCGGAGTTGTTTCAGATTTTACGGATAATCCCGAAGTTTTGAAGGTCAATGTTGATACTATTGTTTTACCAAGAGAAGCGTATGGAATCGTTCAGGACCATATTAACACAATAGGTTTATTTGAGGGCATTCCTTATCGTGTACAAATGGCGAACGGAATAAGTCTTGACTATTACGTTGACCTAACAAGTGCGCCCGTATTTCGTAGTTATGAATGTGAGTTAAAAATCAAACGAAGACGAGCAAATGATAACTTTTTTGATAACGCAAACGGTACATCCTTTGAATTATTATTAGCAAAAGGAGTTGTTTTCCCAACGTTTAACGTGCCTTATTTAATCATAAGGGACAATCAGGCTGAATTGGCAATTATGTTATCTATTGCGCTTTACAATATGGTTCAGGCAAGTATTTCAGCTATAAAAGAACTAGCCAATACTATTAGTGAGGGGACTTCTGCTTTTACACCTAGCATTGGAGCAACGGGACCAGTGATAAATGTAGGTCCAATTGTGGCGTATTTCCTAAATATTGCGATTCAGGTTATTTATGTAGCAAGTCTTTTATTTGCGATTACTGAAATGGCAATAAGATTATTTAGTCTTATTTTCCCGAAAGTTCGCAATTTATTAGGATGTAAAGTAAAAGATTTGATTGAGCAAGGCTGTCAATATTTAGGGTTTTCACTAGATTCAACACTTTTAAGTACAGAAAATTGGACTATTTTGCCCGTTCCATTGGTGCGAGGTCGAAAAGGTATTTTTAAATTTATACCTGACGATTTGATAAGTCCATTTAACAAGGGGGTGCCAAGTTCAAGCGACACAGTTAGTACATTAGGGAGCCTAATTAAAGCCGTAGAAGACACGTTTAACGCAAGAACAAAAGTAATCAATGGAGTTGTTCAAATTGAAAGGCGAGATTATTGGCAAGACATAGCAATCAACAACATTATTCCTGCAATGGTTATTCAAGCGGATAGACAAGATGAATATAGCTTTAACCCTGAGGATGTTTGGAAGCGTTATTACATTCATTATCAATTAGACCAAATGGATCTAAATACGATGGATGAACTTTACGATATTCACGATGCCGAATATTCAACCGAGCCTGTAAACGTTGTGAATAGTGATTTGGTAACGATTAAAGGACTTAACGATGTTGCACCACCGTTTGCATTAGGACAACGAAAAGACGAGCTTAATTGGATTGAATTACTTGCTAAAGGATTGTTTGCTGTTATTGACGCAATAACGGGACTTTTTGGAGGGGGTACAAATCTAGTGGCTAAAATTGAGGGACGAGTTGGGGTTTTGGTTATCAGTCAAAATTTCTTTTCAGTTACGAAATTGCTTTATACAATAAACGGAAAACAGCCCGCAAATTTCAAGGATATTGTAAGCGCAAAAGGTCTTTGGCAAAATTATCACTACATTAATCAAATCGCATTGAACAGCTGGAAAATTAAAAGTGATGTACGTTTGAGAATAATGGAGGAAGATTTTGTAACTTTGCTAAATAATAATTGGATTGAAGTGGACGGGGTTAATTGTGAAATATTACGTTTGGAATGGATTGATGAGAAAAGTTTAGCGACTTTAACGTATCGAATTCCTGACAATTTCGCAAATGGTAAAGTATCAACATTGGTAATAAATGAATAATGACTGAAAATATTACGGAAATAACGAAAACTTTGGAGCAATCATTTAATAAATTGCTAAATATGAACAAAGAATTGTTGAAATCTTTAAACGAAGAGCAATTAAAACAAGTTTTGCCTATTCAAAACGACATTAATAACGTGTTGAGAGCGGTTAAAGGTGGGGATATTTTAGCAATAAACGAAATACAGAAAAAATATGCCAGTTCAGATATTTAATAAAAACTATACGGATATTTTTAGTAATTCTTTGAGTTATTATAAGACGAATGTAGGTGATCCAATTAGTCTTGATTTGACGTTACACGCGTCAATTAGGATAACTTCGCAAACAAATCCTTTATTCCTAGATTTATCAACAACTCCCTATTATATTACGTCAAGCTCACAAAGTTGGATTGATGAGGGTTTTAGAGTTGGGGACACCGTTACAATTGATTCGTTTGACGCTTTGTCTAGCACACCAGCAACGACATTTACAGCTACTGTTGTTTATGTTGATAATACTACTTTGGGGGTTAATACGATTTTGAGTTGGTACGATTTGGCTTTAAATCAATACGTTGTAATTACGGTTACAAATAGAGCGAGAGCAACCCTAGAAATTCTTTTAAATCACTGTTTAAATTCAACCGCTGGGTTACCGTTTTCACTTATTGATGGCGAAAGTACACGCGCGAGATTTGAAGATACTGACGGAATGATTGTTGGGGATGTTATTTTGGGAATTATTCTAGTTAATCAGTCAGGACAATTTTTAAAAAAATGTACAATTGAAAGGCTAGCAAATTACGCAACGGGTATTTTTGCTTATACCCTGAATGTTCAATATATCAACTCAGGAATTTATGATAGTTCAAGTTTTGCGACATCCAATTGTTTAAAAACTTATTTAAAAATGGAGTGGGCGAGTTTAGATGGGGAGCCATTCGCAAAGACGGTAAGCGTATTAAATGAGTCAGGCGATACGGGTTATTTTGACCAGCCTTACAATACAGGTGTTGTTGATGCTGTATTAATTCAGGGAGTTAATCAATTAGATTACGCAATTCCTAGCACATTTGACGTTATTATTGATTCAGCGAGTACAGATTACGCAATCGGTTCGGCTTATCAATCTACAAACACAGCGTATTATAAAAATAGGACTTATTCACAGTCTAATTTGGCAATGATTATTGAGTCAACTATTCCAACAATTGGAGTTCAAATTGATTCTTATGCTAATGAATTTGGCGCAAAATATAATCTAAAATTAAACTCGATTACAACGGTTGGAACGGTCAATACTCTAAATATTACGTTTACACCAAACACAGATTTTACAACATTCTTTGATTCATTAGAAGTTGGCGATAAATTAATGAAGTTATGGGTAAAATTCGGAAATTTAAACTTACTTATATTTGATGACCAGGCGACAAAAGAGCCACCAATCGGAGGTGATTTAATTCCAGTTCAAAACATATTTATTGACCATTCAGATAACACAACTGAATCTTTATATTCGCATGACGGTTACGAAGCAAACACCGAAGATGACCTTGCTTTTTGTGGTAAATTTATGCTTGAAAAGGGTGCTATTTATGATTCAATAACGTACAAAATAGAAGCGTTTAACAGTACAACGTTAGAAAGTTTTGATTTGAGTAACTGTTTTTTCAACATTTCAACCGTTCCGCAAGTAGGGGGGGTTTACATTCTTAACCAAACGCAAACGGTTCAAAACACTTTACCGACAACTTCGGAAAAAAGGGTTGCTAGTTTGATTTTAGAGCCTTCAATTGACACATTAACTGAATACGGAATAAAGGTTTATTTTCCTTTCTTGTTACGTTGGGAATATTGGCTACAACAATTGAATGCAGATGCTGATTTTTATCCTAATCAACAGACCAAAAATTGGTTTAACTTCAATAATCTAGGAGATTGGGGAATTCGTTTGAACATTGAGCTTGTAAGAGACGGATTAGGCTATATTTTTACAGATATTATTCGAGACAAAGACTATGACTCAAATCCTGACATTTACCAAACGATTGAATTGTATATTGACTCTTCAAACACGAATGTTGGAATAGTTACTGAGGGGCAATTAATGCGAGTGATTGCAACACACACACTTATTAGCGGTCAAATTTGGGACGATGCGACAGTTTGGGGACAAATCACAGTTGAGCCAACAGAAAGCAATCCTAGATTTATTTCAAGTACAGTTATTAACTACGATTATAATCCTTCAAATCCATTGACTCCATTAGTTGGTGAGGTTGGTTGTAAATTAACTTTTCCAACTCCTACATTGGCTAAATTAGAATGCTATTTCAATCCTGATTTGATTAATCTTTCAAATGGTGTGAAATTCACTACTAAAATAAAAGGTTGTAAAGTTGAAAGTCCAGTATTTAAGATTACAACTACTGACTTAGACAAGTTGACAACAACTGATAATAATAAAATTATAGCGTAATTATGGCAAATCAAAAAATACACGAATATCCTATTGAACGTTTTGTCTACGGTGACGATGACTATTATGACATCGATTTTTGGGATGGCTCAATTTACCAAACGGCAAAGATAAAAGGGTCAACAATTAAATCGGCTATTTTATCAGGTATTGCGATAAGTTTAACCGCTCCAAGTGCCTTTATTGTCGGAGGAAGTCCTGTTGATGGAACAGGAACTTTGACGTTAACGGCTGCTGGACTTGCAAATCAATACATACGAGGTGATGGAACGCTTGCAACATTCCCAACAAGTGGTGGCGGTGGTAATAACGTAAACTATTACTTAAATGGTGGTACTTCAGCGAGTGTAGCTACTTATTACCAAATGAGTAAAACGGCTGTTATTGGTACGGGTGTAGATTTCTCATTAGCTGGAAATGGTTTAATTTCACAATGGCTTACAGATGTTGGCGATCCAAATGTAACGGAAATTCCTGCTGGAAATTGGAACTTTGAGATGTATTTTTCGGCTAGTTCAAGCGGTGGAACACCAGCATTTTATATTGAATTGCTGAAATATGACGGGGCAACATTTACAACGATAGCGAATAATTCAGCAACTCCTGAGGGAATAACAAGCGGAACAACTATTGATTTATATTTGACAAGCATTCCTGTTCCTTTAACTTCATTAGCAGTTGGTGACAGATTGGCTATTCGTGTTTATATTGTAGATAGTGTTTTAGGACGAACAATGACACATCACACGCAAGATTCTCATCTTTGCCAAGTTATAACTACTTTTTCAAGTGGTTTATCTTCAATCAATGGACTTACAGCACAAACGCAATATTTAGCCGTTGGAACGTCAGGAACTGATTTTGCTATAAGTTCGGTAACAGATACACATACATTCAATTTACCAACGGCAAGTGCAACAAAAAGAGGTGCTTTGAGTAGTGCAAATTGGAGTACTTTTAATGGTAAAATGGACGTACCGACAACGTTTAGATGGACGTTAGATTTAAAAGCTGTTTTAACGGGTGACATTTACCCAAATCAATCTTGTACAATAGCAAGTGTTACAAATCTAGTAGGTGCGCCAACAACAACTATTTTAAAGAATGGCTCAGCTTATACGTTTGGTGGTGCGATTTCAAGTGGTGACAAAATTACGGTTACGGTTTCGATTGCTAGTGTAATTGATTTAAATTTCACGATATGATAGGAGACAAATATACTAAATTTAGCGCAACGGGTGCGGTTGCTTCCGTAGGTGCTACATTAATGAAAACGGGTCAAACAACATCTTACAGAACTGGTGACGATGGCGATACTGAAGCGGGGCGCGCAACGTCATTTACGGTACTTGCAAGTAATAATCCATTTGGTAATACAAACAGATTTACAGATGAGTTAGGTGGTACAACATACACTAAAAATATAGTAATTGATTGGTCTACTTATAACGGCACAAATGTACTTGGATATTATCGAACTATTAGTGTTACCAATATCACTTGGAATGCCGCAATAGATGCTGCGCTTGCTTTGTCAATTACAGGATTTACAAGTGGATGGAGATTGCCTAATAAAGGTGAATTTGAAAACATCTTTGATTATGAACAAGCGTATGGAATAAGTTATGCGCCATTTTCACTGCCTAATAGTGCTATTTGGACATCAACAACTTATAAAGCAAGTACTACTTTTGCATATATGCATTCTGGTAGCTGGATAAATCTAGTGGGCAAAAGTGGCGCAGATGGTCGATGGATTGCCTGTAGAACATTCACAGTAACAGGAACAACTTTAACTTAAAATTATGACAATAAAACTAGAAAATTTCACAGCAACAATTGACGTTACAAGCGTTGAAATAACAAGCGTAACAGATAATGTTAAATCAACTACTGCAAGTGTTAGCGTATTGATTAACGAAAAATACGGAATTAATTTAAGTGGATTTACGTATATAACTTCTTGGGAAGATAATGAGGTTTTAGAATGGGCAATTAAAGAATTAAATAAATACAAAATATAAATGTGTGATTGCGTAAAAATAACTTATTCAACGGGTGACGTTGCATTAAACACAATTGAGGTTAATACTTCTGGAATTCACAACGGTGCAAATTACTACACTTGGACGGATGCTTTTAATACTTATTTTCTGTTTTGGACGGGACAATGGGAGTTTTCATACACTTTAGGAGGTTCAGCATTAGCATTTCTAAAAGATGGCGTTATTGATTGTCCTGACTTTTCGTCTACTTGGACTACCGAGACGTTTTTAACGTTAGTTACAGATGCGTGTGACGATTGTAGTTGTGGTGTTACTTTTACGCTTGAAGATACAACACCATTTACATACAATTTACAGCCTACTGGCGAAATAATCAACGGTGAGAACGTTTACGAGTTTACTGATGACATAGGTTATGGAGTTCAACTTTACGCTATTTATTACAATTCAACAAATTGGGTTTGCGAGGGTAGTTTACAAGGCGAAATTGCTGAACTTTTAACAACTTTCCCTTGTCCGATTGGAACCTGGTCGATTAGTTTATTCCATTGGACGATGATTAGTACTGGAACCATTTGCCCTGACTGTTCAAATGAAGATAGGATTTTTAGAGCTTACAAATCAATAAAATTGCCACAGTCATTTGTTGAACAAGATAGAGGATTAATCGATTGTTGTTGTGTTGCAATGGTTTTAGGTTCCAGCGCTGAAAGTTGGAAAAATGATGTTACGTCTTTTTGGATGAAATTATCAGATGTTTTGGATTCGGTAAGTTTTGACCTTTTAGATTGTGAGGGCAATGTTATTCATTCATTTACTTACACAGCTTTTCCAAATGAAACGAATGCTTATTATGCCACTTGCGATTGGGGTTATATTTTAGCAACATACGGACAAGGCAATTATAGTTTAGGCATGAGTTACAGTATTTCAGGCGTTTCAGGACAACTTTTATGGGGAGATTATAAACTATTGCCTTATAGCATACATAACGCTCTTAAAACGGCTAGGGTTCGTGCTATTTTTAATGGTAAACAAACGATTGACGGCATAGATTTCACAAATAGTAACGTAGAAAGTACTCACAGATTTTACGGTTACATTGGAAATAGACAGCCGAACATGGAAATAGATAATATCATTTATGATAATAGGGAAATGAAACGAGTAATTAGGGAAAATCTAAACGATTACGAAATTATAACCGATCCCGAAGATGAATGTATTTTGCGCCCGTTATTGGAGTTGTTTTTAATAAGTGAGAATGAACTATTTATTTCAGATTATAACGCTCACAATCATTCATATCGTTATTTAGATTTGCCTGTTATTGTTTCAGAAAGTCCAGCTGTTGAGTACAAAGATTTCAGCAGAAAAGCGGTTTTGAAATGCAAGGTTGCTGATAAGTTCAAGAATTCAAGGACTTTTTACTAACTTTAACAGCTGAAACCAATCATAAACAATGACAGAATTAGCAGAATTAGCCAAAAAATACGGAGTAACGGGTGTGTTATGCGCTTGGCTCTCAATTACTACGATGCGAGTAGGCAACCTTGAAACAAAATTAGAAGATTGCTGGAATGATCGAATGTTTGAGATAAAAAATACCCCACGAAGTGATGAAAAATACGTACATAAAGACCAAGTTCATGCTATAATTCCTGAAAAAATAACCATAAAAATAAATAGAGCATGAAACTAATCGAAAGAATAAAGAAGAGAACACCACGAAAGGACCGAATAAAGGGACAAATCGCAACAACTATTGGCGCAATTTGTGGAGCAATTTTAGCAACTGGATTGATTATTAACCCTGTTGGAATAGTTTGTTTAACGGTTGGAACGATTGTGTTTGGAGGTAAGGCATTATATCACTCGCAAAAAGTAGTAAAATGAACAATGAAACACAGTTAATTGTAGGGACAATTTGCCTAATAATCGCGGTTATTGGTTATTATGTAGGTATAAAATATATCAAATGGTAAGGGCATACACAGACGCACAGTTATTAAACAAGGTTAAATCATTACCGAGTTTCAAAGGTTTTCCGCAAGATTATTGGATTCTTGGAGTTCAATCCGATGAGGACGCATTTAACGTATTTGATGACAAATTCTACTTATTTTATGGCGAAAAGTTCATTTTAGTAACGTCAGGAACAACCAATGCTGGAAAAAATGGACTTGAAAAATACGATAGTTACAATAAAGATGGCGTTGCTGTTATAAAGACGAATGAGTTTTATTATAACGTTTGGAAATACGGTCTTCATAAAGGTAAAATGAGAGCGTTAAAGCAAGTTCGAAATTTCCTTATTTCTAGGGATGGCGACAAGGACCATTCGATTGAAGAGGGTTTATCTATTCCCGTTATTTGTGGTATCAACTTTCACGCAAACAATTATAATTTAGACAATAAAGAAATCAAAGAAATAATCGGAGGTTGGAGTTTAGGTTGCCAGGTTATAAATAATACACCAAATTACGTCAAAATAATAGATTTTGTTGAGCCACAAAAGGTCGTTTCATACTGTTTATTAAAAGAATTCTAAAATAAATCAAAATATTTTCAATCTTAAAGCCCTTATAAACTAAGGGTTTTATTTTTTATTCACATTTTTTTGTACTTTTTTTGTTAATAATAGTTCTATATCAAAATAAAGTTTATATATTTGTCAAACAGAAACGAATTTAAAACTAAAAATTATGTATTTAAAATATGACATTCAAGAATTTAAAGCATTTTGCGTAAATCATAAAGCTGAGTTAAAACAAGTTGACTTTCTTAGAATCATAACTTATAAGGGTACAACGTTTCATCAAACGTTAAAAAGTTTTGGCGAAAAAATACTTGAGCTTGAAAAAAGAGGATTAAAAAGCGTACAGATTACTTCAATTTTTGACCATGCAAAAAATTACAACGGGAATGCTTATAAAACAGCTGATGTATTTTTTGATTTATTTATAAACGGAAAGATTGCAACAATAGAATTTACAACAGGATTTTAACTTTAAAAACTAAAAATTATGAACGAGCAAATGTTATTAGAATTAGTAAAAATACACAATTTTTACGTTGAAACAAGAGATTTTCAAAGCGCAAGTCAGGTTACTTTAGCAATGGATGTAATTATTAACTATTATCAAACAGTAAAAGAAGATGAAAACAACTAAAAAAAACACATTCATTCCAGTAAAATCGGATTTAGCAACAATGATTAGATTTTGGAAAGGGCAAAAGTCAGAAAACGACAAGGGCGGTAGCTTCAATTTAACGCTCTATTTAGACTATCTTAATGTGATTAATCAACAATGCAAATAAACACGCTTAAATCAATTAAAAACGATAAAAAATGGCACACATTGAAGACGAATTAAAAGCATTAATGAATTTAACACGAATAAATTATAAAGATGTTATCGATTCAAGCCCGTACACATTTAAAGAATTACAAGAAAAAGGAAGAATTACTGACATAAAAATTTGGAGACAGTTTTTAGTAAGTTTTGCGAGGTTGCAAGGAATGACTGTCATGAATGCTGGGAGTTTAGTTAATCAAGGACATGTAACTGTTATCCACGCAATAAAATGTGTTTATTCTAGGTTAAAATCAAATCAATATCCTGAATATTCAAAAGTACTGGATGCAATAAAATACAATATTGAGGTAAATATTGCCTCAAGTGAAGACACGAATATTAACGAAATGAATTGTTTAGTTCTAATGGATCACTTAATTTCTAAAAAATATGCAAACATTAATTAAATCAGTAAATCAATACCGAGCAATTTCGACAAGGTTTCTAAACTTCGATTGTAACGCTCAGGAGCTTGAATTTGTAGGATACGTCAAAAACGATGGGATCAGCAAAATGAAAGGTATTACAGTCTATAATTTTGATACTATTTCTTATTTGTCAACATCTGAGAAAGGATTTTATCATTGTGTTGGGCTTAACGGAAAGATATTAACACAAATTATATTAAAAGAAAGCGAGTAATTAGATATTATTTGTATATTTGCAATATAACGGACAGGTTATAGAAAGAACTTATTAAAACCCTTTTGAATCAGTAGGCTGTCCCCGAAAGTTCAAAGGGGTTTTGTCATTTAATAATGGACAGATTATGAATAAACCAATTAAAACAGTAAAACCCTTTTTTAAGGTAAATTTTGAAGACTTGCAATTTGCAAAGGATTTCTTCGAAAATGAAAAGCATTATATCGAATGGCTTTTTTGTATTTCTGAATATTATCAAGGTAATATTTTAATCCCAAAAACTAAAATTGTTGCAAAGTATTTCAATAATTACAAAAAGACGATGGATTTTATTATTGATTCTAAATTAAAAGGTAAAGAGGGTGCAATTATAAAGGCTGAAAAACAACAAGTTAACAACGATACCCTTGAAGGGGTGCTTGAAGGGGGCTTTAAGGAATCCTTACAGCTAATAATAAAGAATAAAGAATTAAATATAAAAGATGAACAAACTATTTCACCGACTAAAGTCGATGCATTTGAATTAATTGATTTTGAAAAGTTAGTAAGTTTTATAAATTTAACATTTGGCAGGAGCTTTCAAGTAGTAAACAAAAAAGTTAAAAACAGTTATAATGCACGAATTAAAGAGGGTTATTCAAAGGACCAAATAACAGATGCAATAAACAACTGTAAAACCAACGACTACCATAGAGAACAAAATTATCAATATTGTACACCTGAATTTTTCAGTAGAGCTGAAACCTTAGATAAATATTCAAACGTTACAAAACAAGACAAGATTGTTTATGCTTTTCATCCAGTAATATTTGATTGATGTATAAAAGACTAGAAAATATTAAGGGAGAATTAGACCATTTTAGGCAACATGGAGTTGAAAGAGGTAAGGATATAGGCTGGACTTGGGAACAGTTACCTTTGACGATTAAACTCAAATGTACAACTTTTATTGGAGCGGCTCCAGCAAGTGGAAAGACGGAATGGTGGTTTGAAATATTAATCAATTTAAGTTGTTTGCATGGATGGAATCACGTTGTTTATTCTCCTGAAACGGGAGATTGTAAAGATATTTATTCAGAACTTTGTCATAAATACATAGGTAAAAAATATGTAAATGGCGAAAATTCAATGACAGAAAGTGAACGCGCGAAAGCTGAATATTTTATAAACGAACATTTTATTGTAATTGATCCAATAGATGAGGATTTGACTGTAACGAAATTTTATGAAATAGTTGATAACATCGAAAAGGATTTGAATATAACGATTCACACAACAACAATTGACCCTTGGAATGAACTTACAGAACAATTTGAGCCGAATGATTTGGGACGTGAGGATAAATATTTGAGTAGAATTTTAGGATATGCGCGAAAAAATGCACGAAAAAAGAATAGGCATAATTGCATTATTACACACGTTCGGGACCAACAGCCAATGACAAAAGACGGAATTACATATTATCCAGCACCAAGCGCACGTGATTTGGCTGGAGGTCAGGTTTGGTTTAGAAAAGGTTTATTGATGATTACACTTTGGAGACCACCAGCGGGAGTTGCTGAGAATGAAAGCGGATATTATGAATCAAATGAACTTCACGTAAGGATAGCCAAATCAAAACCAAAGGGAGTGAGTAAAAACGGAGTTTACAAAATGTTTCTTAACATTGAAAAATATCAATATTACGTTAAAGATTATTTAGGTGGCGAAGTTTACGCTAATCGCAAAGACCATAACCAAAAAAAGACGATTGAATTAAAAAGTTTTTCGGAATCATTGAATGAACACAGAGAGAATTTACCATTTTAAAACTATAAAAACATGGATTATTTACAGATATTAAACGCACAAGGCAGTATTTTAGCCAACATTGAATCAATGAAAGTTACACTTGCAGAAATACGGACAAAAAAACCTGAATCAAACTATGTTCAAGGACTAGAAAAACACATTCGACAAATGAGTGAATCTTATTTCACGTTCAAATTTGTACATCAACAGTTTGAATTAATGCAAAAAATGAACAATAACTACCATCGTGAAAATATGGAGTTGAGATTTGAGATTGAAAAGTTAAAGGAAAAGAATAATAATTTAATGAATGGTATATGACTTTGATTGAGTGGATTGAACTAAATTTCAAAGAGCCGTTAAAATCTGAAAAATTAAAGGAAGTTGAACAAATATTGAAAGGCTTAAAAATTCAAAATTGCAAACACGAAAAGTTTTATTTTGATATTGATAAAATGGATGATATTTGCCAAATCTGTAAAAAAACAAAATTATACATTAAAAGCAGAAATAATAATTTAATTAACAGGATATGAGCAAAAAATGTAAGGAATGCCGTCAACCATTTGAGCCAAGATTTTCAACTTTAGAGCGTTATTGTTGGAAACACGAATGCAAATTTATTGAAGCAATGCAGAAAGTAGAACAAAAGAAAAAAAGTGAGTCAAAGGAATGGAGCGAAAGGAAATATAAGTTAAAAAAAGAACTTTTAACAGTTCAGGACTATCTAAAATTGGCTCAACAAGTTTTTAATCAATACATCCGTAAAAGAGATGAGGGTAAAAATTGTATATCGTGCCAAAAACCTTGTAAAAAAGAAAATGCTGGACATTATTTTAATGCGAACAATCATTGGAATGTGAGATTTGACGAGTTAAACGTACATCTTCAATGTGAGGCGTGTAATACTTATTTGAGTGGAAATCTAATTGAATACGGAATAAACCTTGAAAAATTAATCGGAGCAGATGAATTCACAATTTTGCGTGAAAAAGCCTATGAAACAAGGAAATTTACAAGGGATGAGCTAAAAGAAATAATTATTATTTATAAAAATAAATTAAAATAGTAGTTTATATGAAAATAAAGTTTATATTTGTTCAACAAAACTAAAAAGATATGAAAAAAGAAACATTTGAGGACGCAATTCCTAAGCCAAACAACATTTATTTCAAGCTCCATTTAGCAAAGCAAGAAATCGGAAAAGTTACCAAAGGGAGTAACAATCCATTCTTTAAATCAAAATACGCTGATTTAAACGCTATTTTAGAAGCAACCGAACCAATCCTATTAAAATATAGTTTACTGTTGCTACAGCCTATCCTAGACGGCAAGGTTTGCACACAGATAATTGATATTGAAAACGGGGACATGGTTACAAGTGAGTTAATTTTGCCAGTTATAACAGATCCACAAAAACAAATTGCTGGAATAACCTATTTTAGACGAGCAAGTTTACAATCACTTTTGAGCTTACAAGCAATTGATGACGATGGAAACGAGGTTACAAAGACTGTTTCAACACAAAAACCGACAATTACTATTGACCGATTTGAAAATGCGCTTACAGCAATTCAGGATGGAAAAGCCAAAAAAGAGGATTTATTTAAATTTGAGTTAACCGACCTTCAAAAGGCAGCATTACAATTGTTATGAGCGAGTTATTATTTAGATGCAGTTCACTTGGAAAGCTGATGACTGACCCAAGAACAAAAAGCGAAACATTGTCAGAAACGGCAAAAAGTTACATCCAGGACCTATTCAAAGAGCGTGAATTAGGTATTTACAAGGAGTTTTCAAGCCGTTATACTGATAAAGGGTTGGAGATGGAAGACGAGGCAATTCAATTTGCGTCTGAGGTCTTAAATTGGGATTTTGTAGTAAAAAACGAAGTGAGATTTAACAACGAATGGTTAACCGGTGAGCCTGACATTAATACGGATAATCTTTTGGCTGATATAAAATGTTCATGGAGTGGTAGTACGTTCCCTTTATTTGACGAAACGTTAAAAAACAAGGACTATTACTACCAATTGCAAGGGTACATGATGTTGACGGGACACGAGATAAGCGAGTTAGTGTATTGTTTGATGAATACTCCCCACCAAATTGTTGAAGACGAGGTCAGGAGACAGCATTGGAAGTTGAATTTAATTGAAGAGGACTTAGATGTTAGACAAGCGGTACAAGAGATGCATAATTTCGACCAAATACCGAATAATTTAAGAATTAAACGTTTTATTGTGCAAAAAGACGAAGCAGCACAAGAGAAAATTAAAGAGCGTGTAGAGATTGCCCGTGAATATTATAATCAATTATTAACACAAATAAATAAGTAAAAATGAGTGAAATTACAAAAATCAAAGGAACAGTTTACAAGGTAGGTCAAGAAGAGATTAAGAGCGAAAAGTTCAAAAAACGTGAGGTTATTTTGGAAGTAATCGAGGGAACTTATAAGCAATATTTAACAGTTCAGTTTGCTAATGCTAAATGCGACCTTTTAAACAACGTTAGACAAGGCGACATGATAAGCGTTTCAATCAATTTAAAAGGTCGTTTATGGACTGGGAATGATGGAATTGAAAAATGCTTTAATACAATTGAGGGGTGGCAAATTGAAGCTGACGGTTTAGGAAGCACAACAACGAATATTCCGATTCAGAAAAAACAAATGGGTAATATTGAGTCATCTTTTCAGGAGGAAGCAATCCGAATGATGGCTGAAGATGATGATGATTTACCATTTTGATAACAATGGGAGTGTAAAAGCTCCCTTTAAAAACACGAAAAAATGACACTAAAAGAACTATCAAACATCAATCAAATAACACGTAAGTTAATAACTGATTACATAACTAAAAACAATATTTCAGAAAACAAATTTGCAAAGGATGCTGGAATAAGCCAAAATCAACTGTGGATCTATCTTCATTCAGGAAATGAGAAAAAAGGAATACATACAACAACATTGGAGAAAATAGGTAAATTTTTAAACACAAAAAACAAGTAACATGAAAGAAAACATCGCAATAATCAGATTTTTATTAGCACTGGTAACAATTGGATTCAGCATTTATTTATTCACAAAGCATTAATTTATAACTGTTTTGGGCTTGGCGAAGGGCAAAATAAAGAGTACAAAAGCTCAACCAAGCACAATGCCAATAGAAAGTACAAAAGCCCAATGTTAGCACTAATGTTTGCCTTTTGCCAAACCCGTGTTATCGGCTGTTTTTTTCGGTCGGTTCGTCAAATGTCAAATTATTAATAACTTAAAATAAAGTAAAAAATGAAAAAATATCCAAGTATCGAACAATTTAGAAATGTGATTAGAAACGTAAAAGCTATTCACGACTATCAAGGTAAAGATGAAGAAGGGAAAGCAATTTACCAACACAAAGAAAACTACCCAACACTTAAATTTAAAGGCACAATTAAACTACACGGAACTAATGCAAGTATTGTAAAGTATGCTGACAGATTAGAGTTTCAGTCAAGAGAAAGAGTATTATCATTAGTTGATGATAATGCTGGGTTTATGGCAACAATGATAAATAAAGATTTAGAATTTTTATTTAGTCAATTTTCAGCAAATGATTATACTGCAATTTATGGCGAATGGTGTGGTGGCAATATTCAAAAAGGTGTAGCAATAAATGGGATTGAAAAAATGTTTGTCATTTTTGGAATTATGGTTGATGATGTTTGGATTGAATTACCAAAAGAATTACATAAAAACGAAATTGGAATTTATAACATTTTACAATTCCCAACTTACGAAATTGATATTGATTTTAACGCACCCGAAATAGTGCAAAATAAATTAATTGAAATGACTATTGCAGTTGAAGAATGTTGCCCTGTTGGTAAATTCTTTAACAAAGAAGGTGTAGGCGAAGGGATAGTTTTTACTTGTGTAACAAATCAAGATTTAAAATTCAAATCAAAAGGCGAAAAACATTCAGCTTCAAAAGTCAAAGTGTTAAATACTATTGATGTAGAATTGATGGAAAGTATTAATGAATTTGTAGAATCAGTTGTTTCAGAAAATAGGTTGAAACAAGGTATTTCATTCTTCAACGAAAACAATATTTCAGTTGATTCAAAAAATACTGGCGAATTTTTAAGGTGGATTGTTACTGACGTTCTTAAAGAGGAAAAAGATACATTAGAAGCAAGTGGATTAGATGAAAAGAAAGTCAAAAATGCAATAGTTACAAAGGCTCGAATTTGGTTCTTGAATCAATGGTAGGGTGTCGCTCTAAAATAGCCGATAACGGTAGGCAACCTGGAGTAGTTGCGATTTATTAATAAAAAACTTAAATAGAATGATTAACGAATTACTAATGAAATACAAAGACCAAATACCAAAAACATTTGGAAAAAACCATAGCGAAAGATGTTATCCTGTTAGTGCTGTAATATCTATGTTAGAAGAACAAGCCAAGCAATTGCGCCAAGATGCTGTTATCAAATCGGCTTGCGTTAATTGTGGTAAGCCAAAAGAAGAACACAGTAAAGCTTCAGAATTGTGTCCAACAAGGTTTGCGCACTTTAAGCAAGCTGTTTGATAACTATCGTACAGGCGCTCGTTTTAATGGCGCTTGTACTTTGTTATCAATTTATTTAACAATAGAAAATATGAAAAATAGTGCAGAAATTATTGAACAAGCTAAAAATGCATTAGCTGAAATCGAATATAAAAAAAGAACTTGGAAAAGTGATTTAATGAGAGAAAGGGATATTTGGCAAAGTATAGCAGAAGAAATAAATTCATGTAAAGGTAAAAAACAAAAATTTTGGGGTTTAGTAATGGATTTATATCATGAGAAATACAGATAATCAATTTATTTACTATCTTTCGCAAAAAACGAGTGAATCAATGCGCTAAATATAGAAACGGAATACCAACAGAAGAATGGATTGCAACAATCGTAATTGAGACCCAAAAAGACGAAACCGTAATAGGATACTCGATTGAGTTTAGTTACGATTTAATTCCAGCTGTATGCGTTTACACTGATGTTGATTTACATAGATTAATAATAGCATTTAGGCGCAATGGAATAGGAATACTAAAGACATTGACTATCGGACACCTCCATTACATCTATTTTTTACGAAATTCAACAGAAAATTAATACATTTGTACTATGAAACAAACAAAAAAACAGATTGCGCGTAAAATTCTAGGACTTATATTAATTCCGTTTTTTACAGCAATATTTGTATTTGACAGATTTTTACTCGTCTTTTTGATATGGTTAGAACAGCCAAAAGTAAAGAGCTGGTTTACGGGGCAAAAAGAAATGACATCCTCATTCGTTCGAGTGATATCATTTGTGTTGATTTATTCCGTTTATTCACTTATAAAATGGTTATTGTGAGAGATTACTACGAAATAAGTGGGAGCGCAGAACGGAAAATGCCTGAGGAATATGACAACTGTATTCTAGGATATGACCTTTCAAGTGATTTACCAATCTATTCAGTAAAAAAGATTGTTAAGTTGATCCAAAGAGAGGGAATTGATTACTTTGA